TATTTTTAATGCACTGGTTTCAGGTAGCATATTTGGCGGTGTATCTGGGAATAAGATTACTGCTATTGCTGGAGAGTCTTCTACTGGAAAGACTTTTTTCTCTCTCGCCGTGGTTAAGAACTTTCTTAATAATAATCCCGATGGTTACTGTCTCTACTTTGACACTGAGGCTGCTATCACTAAATCTCTTGTAGAATCTCGTGGAATTGATACTTCCCGTTTGGTAGTGGTCAATGTTGTTACTGTAGAGGAGTTTCGTGGAAAAGCACTCAAAGCGGTGGACCTTTATATGAAAAAACCTATGGAGGAACGCAAACCTTGTATGTTTGTGCTAGACTCTTTAGGTATGCTTTCAACTGAAAAGGAGATCACGGATGCCCTCAATGACAAGCAAGTTCGTGATATGACTAAATCTCAACTTGTGAAAGGTGCCTTTCGTATGCTTACCCTTAAGTTGGGTCAAGCAAACATTCCAATGATCGTTACCAACCACACTTATGATGTTATCGGCGCTTATGTTCCCACTAAGGAGATGGGAGGTGGTAGTGGTCTTAAGTACGCCGCTTCTACTATCATTTATCTCAGCAAAAAGAAAGAAAAGGATGGAACAGAAATCGTTGGAAACATTATCAAGGCAAAGACTGCTAAATCACGTTTGAGTAAAGAAAATCAAGATGTTGAAGTTCGTCTGTTCTATGATGAACGCGGTCTTGATCGCTATTATGGACTACTTGAACTTGGTGAAGAAGCGGGAATGTGGAAAAATGTTGCTGGTAGATATGAAATTAACGGTAAGAAAATATATGGGAAGGAAATACTGAAAAATCCAGAACAATATTTTACCGAAGAAGTAATGCAGCAACTTGATGCTGCCGCGAAACAACAATTCTCTTATGGAACGAATTGAAACAACTATTTTAAGAAACTTAATATTCAATGAAGACTACTCGCGCAAGGTCATACCTTTCATACAACCAGATTATTTTGAGCAGAAATCGGAAAAGATTATTTTTGAGGAAACTGTTCAATTCATTGTCAAATATGGTTCAGCAATTACAGTTGAAGCACTCTCCATTGAAATAGAGAATAGAACTGGTCTTAATGAAACTGAGATCAAAGAAACAAGAGAAGTAATTAATTCCCTTAACGATTCTCCAGTTGATAAGCAGTGGTTGCTTGATACCACTGAAAAATGGTGTCGTGATCGTGCAATTTATCTTGCACTTATGGAATCAATTCATATTGCAGATGGTAATAATGAAAAGAAAAATCGTGATGCAATTCCAAGCATTCTTTCAGATGCTCTTGCCGTAAGTTTCGATAATAATATCGGTCACGATTATTTGGGTAATTATGAGGAGCGTTATGAGTTTTATCATCGTAAAGAGGATAAGATCGAGTTTGATCTGGAATATTTCAACAAAATCACAAAAGGTGGTCTCCCTAATAAGACTCTCAATATTGCTCTCGCTGGAACCGGTGTTGGTAAATCGTTATTCATGTGCCATGTGGCTAGTTCCGTCTTACTGCAAGGCAGGTCCGTTCTCTATATCACTCTTGAAATGGCGGAGGAACGAATTGCTGAAAGAATTGATGCAAACCTCCTCAATGTTCCGATTCAGCAACTGGTTGATCTTCCGCGTTCAACATTTGAGAACAAGGTAAATGGTATTGCAAAAAAGACACAAGGTTCTTTGGTCATCAAAGAATATCCAACTGCTTCTGCTCACGCTGGTCACTTCAAGGCACTTTTGAATGAATTGTCTCTGAAGAAATCATTTAAACCTGATATTATTTTTATTGACTATCTGAATATCTGTGCTTCAAGTCGATATAAATCAAACCTTTCTGTGAATTCATATTCTTATATTAAGGCAATTGCTGAAGAACTTCGTGGTCTTGCTGTAGAATTTAATGTTCCGATTGTGAGTGCAACTCAGACTACCCGTAGTGGTTTTGGATCTTCTGATGTCGAATTGACTGATACTTCGGAATCATTTGGTTTGCCTGCTACTGCTGACCTGATGTTTGCTCTGATTAGCACTGAAGAATTGGAGCAACTTGGGCAGATTATGGTGAAACAACTTAAGAATCGTTATAATGATCCAACAATCTACAAGAGATTTATTGTTGGAATTGATCGTGCAAAAATGCGTCTTTATGATTGTGAGCAGACTGCTCAGAAGGACATACTTGACTCTGGACAGGAAGACGAGTATAATGATAATGAAGACAAAAAACCCAAAAAGTCATTCGAAGGATTTAAATTTTAATGGAACAAAAACACGTTAATTTTGATAAGTATGCTGAGTTTGTGGATGCCGTAACTTCTGATGCATCCAAGGACTTCCTCGCTCTTTCAGATCGTCTTGTTGCACTGGATGAGAAAGGTGCTAATATTGAGCGACTCTTGACTGCCTCTGTTGGTATTAATGCCGAAGGTGGTGAGTTTATGGAGATCGTTAAAAAAATGATTTTCCAAGGAAAACCCTATAATGAAGACAATCGTGAGCACCTGATTATTGAACTTGGTGATATTATGTGGTATGTTGCTCAGGCATGTATTGCACTTGATGTAACTCTTGATGATGTGGTTGCTAAAAATGTGCAGAAACTTCTCAAGCGTTATCCCGAAGGTGCTTTCGATGTTTACTTCTCCGAAAACCGTGCTGCTGATGACCGATGACTAAAGAAAAACAAATAACTCTAAAAATGGATATCCGCACTGCAGCAGCAGTACGCCAAATCCTTTTTGATTCTCAAAAAGGATATACATATGATGATGTATGTGTTCCTACTAGAATTACTGATATTCGTGAAGTAATTCAAGATATTGACGGAAAGATTAGTACTTCTATTGGTGAATAATAAATAATTTTAAAAAATGTCTTTGATTGGAAAAAATAAAGGAAGACCGACTACAAGAATTCAATTAGATTTGATTCTTAAGAGGTTTAAATCTTTCTTAAAAAGAGAACTTCGTCTTACTTATGATATTCCAATCATTCTTGTGGATGATGCAGATTTTGCTAAACACATCGCTGCATTTGGTGAAATTTCAAAAGAAAATGTAATTCATTTGAGTATCATCAATCGTCATCCTATGGATATACTGAGAACTCTTGCCCATGAATTTATCCATTACAAACAACATATGGAAAAAGGTCTAGACCGCAAGAGTTCTCATGCCGGCAGTCCAATAGAAAATCAGGCAAATGCAAAAGCAGGAGAACTGATGAGAAAATATGGACAACTTTATCCAGAACTATTTGACCTCATGCCTGTTAGGTGATATAATGGTCTTACTTGGGGAATTAGCTTAGTTGGTAGAGCGTCTGCTTTGCACGCAGAAGGTCAGCGGTTCGAATCCGCTATTCTCCACTTGCCCAAATGGTGTAATTGGTAGCCACGCAAGTTTTAGGCACTTGTTCCGTAAGGAGTGGAGGTTCAAGTCCTCTTTTGGGCACTTCTAAATAAAAATAAAATGGCAGAAAAAATATCAGCAAATAGAGGTGATTTATTTGAAGTATTTTTTGCTGCAGCTGTTGCTGCTAGATTTGTAAAAAGAGCAAAAACAAAAACTTCAAGAACTTTACCAACAGTTAATGTATCCGATGTTGATGCTATTCTAACTGAAATGATGAAGAAGGGATATGTAAAACAAGTTAATGATGTTGGTAGTGCTGTAATTGATACGGTATCTGTATCAGTTTCTGTTCCAAAAAAAGCACAAGATTTTTTAGCAACGAAAGCAAATTGGACAAAAGTTTCTGATTTAAGAAATGGTGCAGTATCTTTTGTAAATTCTCATAGTAGACTTAACGCACAAGCAAGAGGTCTTTCTATTAATGCGCGTGAAGACTTTATTAGAGTAACTGCTGCCGGAACTGAAGATCAAAAAGGAACAAAAGCGGATGTTAAGGTGGAGGTTAATTCTCCAACAAACCCAGATAAAAGATTTAGAAATATTGATTACTCTCTAAAGGTTGAGGGGGGTGAGCAATTTCACCAAGTTTCTGGGCAAGGTTTTGATAAATTTTTGAATATATTTGGTGAGATGGGTCTAGATGTTTCACCAATAGCAGAAAAATATCAAGATTTTATAGATGAATTTTTTGATAAAGAAGTTTTTACTAAAAAATATACTTCTAGAGATAATGCAAAAAGCACCGGTGGTGGCGAATATTTAAAAAAAGCTGCTAGGTTAGTTTACACTTATGCTACTCAAAAATTAAATGAAGGATTAGATACTGAAGAAAAAACTGATGTAAAATCCAAATTTGCCGATTATATTATCTACGGTCTATCAAGAAATGTTAATACTGAACTTGTTAAATTTGCTGGAGATGGTAAAGTTAAAACCAGAGTTGCTAATAGAGAGTTTAGAGAAATACTGGCAAATAGTAGATTCAATGCAAGAATTAATGCATCTGGTGATCCCAAGATTGAAATTTATCTATCAAAACCAGATGGAACTAAATTAAGTGGGAATACTAATTTGATAATTCAAATTAGATATAAAATGGAAGTTGCTAGTGGAACTTCTGGTGGAATGAAAATGTATAGATTTTATCCTAGGAATTACCTAGAAGCGCAACCTGGAATGTTCTTAATATAATAAATACATTATATTAAGCGCAACTGGATACATATCTTAAGTAGATAATGAAAAATTTTTTCCAATTCATATCAGAAGCAACTGCATCTCAACAGGCGCAGCGTCTTGGTCTTGTCGGTGATGGGCATGGTGGATGGTATGACCGCCAAGGGGAATTTGTAGCAAAAACTGAAGGTGGAAAATTAAAATTCTATAATAAGCGTCAAAAAGTCGGCGGTAAAGATCCGGCACAGACTGAAAAGGAAAAAACAATTGCATCTCCTGGATACAATGATCCTGCACTTACTCAACAGCAGGAACCACAGCAACAGGCACCCGCTCCCGAAGCACAGGTAGCAGCACAAGAGCAACCACCAGCACAGTATCTTCCTGTTCCTAAAACCAAAGGAACTTTGACTATTGCCTTTGGTAGATTCAATCCACCTACAATTGGGCACCAGCAACTGATGGACGTTGCTGCACAATCTGCATCTCAAGATAAAGATGGTGAGTATTTAATTTTTCCATCAAGGAGTCAGGACAAGAAAAAGAATCCATTGGATCCTGATACTAAGATTGGTTATATGCAGAAATTTTATCCACAACATGCTGGTAATATTGTAAATGATGCAAATACCAAGACAATCTTTGATGTCTTGAAAATGGCTCATAATAATGGATATGCTGGTGTAAGAATTATCGGTGGTGCTGATAGAGTAAAAGAATTTGAGAAACTTTCCAATCAGTATAATGGTCAACTTTATAACTTTGATAATATTGAAGTAGTTTCTGCTGGCGATAGAGACCCTGATGCAAAGGGTGTAGAAGGAATGTCTGCTTCAAGAATGAGACTTGCTGCAGCAGAGAATGATTTCAAAACCTTCCGTTCAGGTCTTCCTCCAGAAGTAAAACCAGCAGAAGCAAAAGAACTTTTTAATATTCTTCGTGGTGCAATGAGCATCAAAGAAGGTTGGGATATTTGGCAAATTGCCCCTAAGCTTGATTTCCAATCTCTCCGCGAAAATTATATTACTGAATCTATTTTTAAACTTGGTGAGAAAGTTGAGAATTTGAATACTGGTTTAATCGGTAGAATTATTCGTAGAGGAACTAACTATCTAATTTGTGTAACCGAATCTGGTCAGATGTTTAAGTCTTGGATTAAAGATTTGAGCGAATATACTGAAGTTAGAATGGATAAAAAAATGAGACTTCCTGGTAAACCAAACACTCTTGTTGGAACTTCTGGGTATTTTAAATACGCTTCTGATATGACTCCAGGCGCTGTTGGAACTGGAGAAGAGAATCTTCAGTCGGGTGGAAAGGCATATCGCGGGTATAATATAAGAGATTTCATAAATAAGTATAGAAAAAGTAAGAAGTAAAGTTTACTCATGAAAAAACATATTGCTGAAGAACTTCCCGCAAGAAAGTTCCCACAAGCTGCTGCCGGTGATAAAGAAGACAAAAAAGGTGGAAAGACACCAGAAAAAAGAGTAAAGCAGGCGATTTACGATATTCGTTATCGTGCTAGAAGAGAAGAATTACCTCTTCAGCAGGCATATTCTCAATATATGTCTAATAGCAGCATGAGTCAGCAAGAAAAAACTTTGGTAAAGCAAAAGTTATTTGGTAAAGGTGGAATGAAAGCAGAAGATTTTAATATCGGAGAGTTTGCATCTGATAATGTTGCTAACGCACTTTATAAAGTATTTGTGGAAGGTGTTCAGAAAGAAGAGGAACCAATCGTTCTAACTTACATGGAAAAGTTAGAAACTGCTGAGCACAGAAAATATAAGGTAAGGGTTACTGGAAAGGATGGTCGCTCATATGTAAGATATGCAACTCGTGAAAAAATTAATGATCTTCGTGCAAATCCAAACATTGAATCTGTTGAAATGACTGGATATGGCGAACCTTATGAGGGTGAAAAAAAGAAAGGTGAGCAAACTGCAAGAGCAAAAGCAGGTAAAGGTTTAGATCCAGTTGGTAAGGAAGACAAGGACATTGATAATGATGGTGATCATGATAAGTCTGATAAGTATCTTTTGAATCGTAGAAAGGCTCGCGGCGCTGCGATTGCTTCTAGAAAGACTCAAAAGGAAGAGTTTATTCGTGAGGCGGATAGTGAGGCATCAAATCCTGATGCTAATAACAAGCAAATTAAACCAATGAGTGGGAAAAATAAAGTTGTAATTAATCCACCAATTCCTGGCGCTTCTAGAAATTCTGCAGCTGTTGGAACAATGATGGCTCACCACGAAATGGAAGGTCCATTCATTGTTGAGAAGGCTGTAAGTCAGGCACAACAAAAGTTTATGGGGATGGTTTATGCTGCAAAGAAAGGTGAAAAACCAGCATCTCCTGAAGTTGCAAAAGCAGCAGCAGGAATGAGTAAAAAAGAAGCAAAGAAATTTGCAAAAACCAAGCACAAAGGACTTCCAGTTCATAAGGAAGCAGCAGAACCAAAAGGTGGTGGAAGTGCTCCTAATGTCCCAGCTTCGGTTTATAAATTTGTAGATGAACTTCCACAAAAACTTCAAAAAACTTTCGGTAGTGCAAAAACAAAACCAACAAAACCAGTAAAAGAAGAAACAGTTGCTCAGGCAGATAAAAAAGCAAAGAAAGAACAGGATGAAATGGATCCCCGTTCAATTCCAACTGCTATGAATCTTGCTAAAAACAAACTGAGAGCAATTGGTCTTAAGTGTTCTTATGATCTAGAAGGTGATCAAATTGATGAGTTAAACCGTCTTGAAAGGGAACAGGGAAGGAAAAGTGGCGGTAATCCTGATGAAGCATATCGTATTGTGAAAAAAGGTATTCGTAAAATGGAAGGTAAACCAGAAGGGCAGCGTAAAAAAGTTCCTGGTAAAAAACCACCTGCAGCTGGTGAATATGGTGGACCAAGATCTCCCGCTCAAAAAGTAGCAAAGCGTCGTGCTGCTGCTCAAAGAGCGCAAGATAATATGTCATCAAGATTTGACTGATCCTAAATAGCACAGGATACTCTTCACACGGAGGACATCATGACACTCGCAGCTATCTGGGCTTGGGTTGCCGCAAATGAAGGATTAATCGCAACTATTTTGCTTCTTATTTCAGAAGCGGCAGGTGCTAATCCAAAAGTTAAAGCAAATGGAATTGTTTCATTCCTTCTCATTCAAGCACAACAACATCTAAAGAAAAGAGGTGCTAAAGATTTAACTCCCTGAGAGTTAAATCTTTAATATAACTAGGAGATCTTTTTATGAGGTCTCCTTTTTTTATAAATATCTCTAGAAAAGAATTCATAGGTAAGGAAACATGTCTCTTTGGGGCAATAACGATTCGGTTTATAGTCTTGGAACAATCGCAGTAAATCTTTCTACTGGAATTGGTACTGGAGTTGTTGGAGTCGTAACTTGGACTTCTGCTGGTATTCGAACGGGCGATGTTATCAGTGTAGGAACTGGAGGCACTTACGGTCAAGCAGTTATTACTGGATTTACTTCCACAACTATTTCATTAGCTAGCACTGCTAATTTTATTACTGGAATTACTACAATTCCTGCGGTTGCATATAACATTAACGAGCAACCAATTTATACTTTAGGTGATAGTAGTTTTAACAACAGAAATGATGCTGTTGCTACTTTCAAAAATTTTGGTGTAACTGGAACTGCCACTACTAACGCTGGCATTGGTACTAATGTTATTCCAGTTGTCGTCGGAACTAAAGATGTAATTGTAGGTGACGCAATTGTAAATGGCGGAAGCAACTTAGTCATTTCTACAATTGGTGCAACAACTGTAAGTCTTGCATCGACAACCTCTGTTGGAATTTCCACCGGAGATGTGATTCAATTTGTAAGAAAGACTGATGGATATTTTAGAGATGTCTTTGGTGTAGACCAGATTGAAGTTGGAGTTGCTAGAACTACTAAATATGCTGTTGCTCACAGTGGGTGGGTTGGAATTATGACTTATATTGATACTCACGGAAACTTAAGAGTTAAATCTGAAGTATTAGTTGCTGGTGGAATTTTAACCACAACTGATGCTCCTGATGATACATTATTCCCAGACAGCTGATAATATGGTATGAGATTTGATGAATTGAATGAAGATAACTATTTGTTATTTGCTATAAAATTCTATGATAATCCTCAAGCATTAACAATGGAGGATTTTGAATCTGATTTGAAAAGAATACGCTATGTCAAGAGACTGTTAAAAAGATATAAAAATACGGGTGAGCTTAAAACTCACCTTATTTTGAATCACTTAACTATACTTTTTAACGTTTTTAATGACGCAGCAGTTCCTTTGTTATTTTACAACTTGGACAGGGATTTGTGGTCGGCAATAAAAAGTTTCTTAGTATTCTTAAATAGATTTCCAGAATATCCAAGAACTCAAATGCATGATGTCAATATTGATGAAGAGTGTTTAAAACAACTACAAGCAATCTGATGGATAAGGTAGATAAACTAATTCAAATCATTCACATTATTAAAGAGGAAGGTGAAGGAGCAATTGCCAATGTAGTTGGTAATGGTGAAAAGTCTCTTGGATATAATATTCAAACTGGTACTCCTCCTGTGTGGAAAAAAGATAAAAAAAGGACTTATGCTAAGGGTGGTAAAAATTCCCGTAAGTGGTGGTTGCAATATCTTAAGCAAAAATAATAAAAATAAATATTAATAGATTTGTTATGTGATTTATGTAGCAAATCTCATATCTTCCAATCATGTTTAACCAAAACACTTCATCCGACACTAAAATTGCCGTACTAGAAGAGCGTCTATCATCATATGAGGTTATGATGAGAAAAATTGACGAAGCAATACAAATAATGGGTAAGACTAGTCAAAATATCAGTAAGATGTTGGCAGTCCACGAAGAGAAGATAGAGCATTGTGGTAAGACGGATGAGATGATTTCAAATATGATTCATGAGATGAAAGATGAAAATAAAGAACAACATAGGCAGGTATCTGAGAAAATTCAATCGTTGGAAACAAAAGTGGAAGATCTTGTTAA